GCCAGAGTCAAACTCGTCTAAAATCAAGTTTACATCATCTGGTCGTTCCTTAGACCACAAAGCAGCTAAGCCCTCAATTTTGTTGGCAACCTGTTTTAAGTGAGTAATGACACCAATAGCAAAAGAGCCATCGTGCCCGTCCGCAATATCCCCAGCTGCCATTTTAATAGGCATGTTGATACCACTCTTAATTAGATTGTCAAACTCTTCTTGAGGAATTCTTTGTTTATTCTCATTTGGCTGGTCATCCGTAAGGATAAACTTTAGCCAACGGAGTGTTGGGTTTAGCGTAAGAGATGCAAACGCATCATCTTCTGCTAACTTCTCTTTAATCAAATGGACGTTCGTATCAGCCATAAATTTACCTCGCTTTGTACACGGCAAAAGACAAGGAACTATATTCCTCTACCTTAATTATACCACATATTCGATAAACTTTGTCATATTTGGTCTAAAATAAAAGGAATCTTGCATTATTCCGTAGCTTTTGGCTTAGATTTGGGTTTTGTCTCTGGTTTTACTGCTGGTTTTACTCCACCCTGCCCAGCTGGGTTAGAGAATGGTTGCTCTGGAAATTCCTCTAGATCACTAGCGTCCATCATCTTCTTTTCGTCTTCACGACGCTCGAACTCATCAGAGTAATTCATACCGAACTGCTCTACGAATGTTTCCTTAGAGATGTTTCCTGTTTCGTACAGCTTGATCATAGCCTCTACAAAGTAACGGAAACTAGATAGATTAATAGGCTTGAACCGTAGTGCTGTAGTACCTTTCATGCCATTATGCTTTAGTGTTTCAGATATAACACCGTCTAGCACACTTATAATCTTACGTCTGTATGCCTCCATAGTCTGTGTGGGACTTAACATAGCATATTCAGCATCAGATGAACCTGTGCGTTCAGTCTCACCGGTCGCTAGAATAGCTGGGAAACCTAGACCGTAGAAGATATCACGATTTACTTCTTTGTACTTGGAATCAGCAAGCAAAGCTTCCGTATCGGGGAATACCCACTCAATCTCTAAAGTGTGGTTAGAGAAGAGCTGGAAAATACGCTCTACGTCCGTACCACCAGTGTTTCTCCAATACATTTGATTCTTGATATCTTGCAACTGCTCTTCGTCATCTTCTGTCAACGGAAACGTATCATTACCCAACTTCACAATCTGGATAGCTGAAATAACTCTTGACGCAATAGAGTAATCCATTCTACGGATATTTCTCTTATGTTTCATAGCTTCCATAGACGCATATAGATATGGAATAGGATACGGAGAGTCTGCCACAACCTTACGTCTAATAATTAGAGGATCTTCAAGCTTGAAGTACAGTTTGCCCGCCTGAACAGCTGCTACAAACTGAGGGTAAGTTGTCTCCAAGTAACGGTAAAGTTCTTTATCTTCCATAAGATTATCATATACACCCTTAGACGTGATGAAGTGTATTAGCTCTTCTGGTATCTTAATGAAGTAAGATTGCTTATCAGATAAGCCAGGGCTTTTGATGATAATGGTAGCTGGATCCCTAACCCACATGGATGTAGGTAGTGTAATAGCTGCGTACTTCTTGAGTTTAATACCCGAAGCTTCGAGTTCAGCCTTACTTACTGTGGTGTACTTAACTTCGGGAATAACTAAACCAGAGATAAGATACTCCATAGCCATAGCTTCAGCAAAATCTACTAGAGAAGGCAGTAATCCTTCTACTAAATTCTCCTCGTTATTGTTGAGGTTATTACGCTCAAAATCAATATCTGTGATACCTATGTCTATCATCTTGTTGATAACTGTGGACGCAATCGGATCTCTCTTATAGAAGAATCTACAACCAAATACAGTCTTTCTATATTCATCTACATCTACGACTGCCAACTTATCAACCTGATCCCACGTCCAAGGGTTAGACACTGTGATATTGTTTTGCAAGTTCATAAAAGCTGCGTTCTTTAGTTTTGTGTAGGTCGGTTTCTTTTCATCTGTCATATTATGTTATCCACCTTGGTCTTAATAGTTTTTTAGGTTTTTGTTGTAGTGCCAAACTTTCATTCACTAGCCAATACGCCATTGAACCGCAGAGTAGGGCAGCTGTGAAGTGGTCATCTCCTCTTTGCCCGCCTTTAGGTGTCAGTGTCTTGTAGACAATTTCCCCTGCTGGTGTCTTAGTGTAAGTCATTCGTTCAAGTTCGGCAACCATTTCAATATCGGTTGATGAGTATACTAACCTGTGATTGTTAGTATAGTTCTGTAATACTGTAACGGAGAATGGTTTAGTCTTTTGTTTCAATTCTTCGCCATCTGCATCCATACCTATAACTACCATTGACGAGAAGTTGATTGGTATTAAGCGTTCGGGGTACTTCTTGTGTTTGTAGTCGTCAGATTCAAGTAGTCTTTGTGATACAGCTAAACCAGATGAACCAACATCTATTCCTATAATTGACGGTCTGTACTTAGTGTCCAGCCAGTCTATGATTCTATCTTGGATGTTATAAGATACTTTATTTAGTTGTATTCGAGCGTGAAAACGTAGAATACCATTATTGCCTTCGTAAAGTATTAAAATAGCTGTTGGATCGGTGTATCCTAAGTCTATTCCAATAAGTACTTTCTTATTTTTATCAATAGGCGGCAAAAAAGATAGTCGTGTCTGATACTCAGACATATCCCCCTTTAGTTTGATGCCATCCACGGTAAGTTTGTTTACTGGATAGCTCTCTATTTCAAAGAGTCTTCTATCGAAAACTGAGAAAATAGGTGCTCCATGTTCTCCAAGGACGAGATGTATGAAGTCATCATTTTCTTTACTCCCGTACTGTTCGACTGCTCTTTCTTCATCTTCTTTCGTGAACCGTGGATTGTCATAAGCTGACAAACGGTGCTTTGTGTAATTTGAGTTCTCCATATCGGCATGATATAATACATTGTTTTCTCTTAGCCCTGTGGGTACCCCTGCAACACCTAATCTAAATCCCTCCGTGAACGTGTTAACTGTGGGCTGTTGTTCTACCCAAGTACCCCAAGGATAATAACCTCCTTCATCTACTAGTACGAATGGCGTGTGCAAACCAATTACATTAGCACCCGTACCCGTTTGCCCCGCAATACGACAAAGTAATACCGCTTGGTTTAGTAGCGTTATCGTATGTGAGGAACTATTGATACCCTTACCTGATGCTATAAATTGCTGTAATAGCGAGTTCCCCCTGAGTGACCTAATAAGTCCAGTGAATACAGGTTCTAAGTGTACCTTGTTAGGTACAGCATAAACAATGTAATCATCAGGAAATAAGTTAAATACCAACACCCACAGTAGTAGGTTAACAAAACTAACTGTTTTACCTGTAGCTCGGGCGGTGCAAACACTGACATGCGAACTGAAATCACACAGAACCGCCTTCTGATAATACGTAAATTCAAAAGGTTCTTCCCACTCCGCAAGATCATAATTTTGTACAAATTCGCCGAATAATACTGGATTACGAATAATTTCAAATAGATATAAATCATCTACTTGTGTTATCTTTTCAGTTAATGCCAATTATTTGCCTCCACGCCAGAACCGTGTAATAGGCTCCTCTGTATCTCGCCTTGTAATTTTCAGACTAGATTCCAACGTTACATTCTTTGTCAAATTATAGGGCTGTCCATTAAACGGTATTGTCCAAGCTTCCTTAGCGAAATCTCCACCCCACTTGCTAATGTAGAAACGTCTATTGTTATCAAAATATCGTCCCGTTGAACCACCTGAACCTTGATGAATAGTCCTACTCCAAAAGTGGAAATACTGAGAATTGCCTAGTGCACAGGTCTTTATTCCAGCATTAACCCCACGTCTTGCATAGTCATTGTCCGAATAATAGGCAGGATAAAAGTTGACATCAACATATCCAATCTTATCCATTACGGACTGCTTGTACAGACATAAATTGTGAACATCTTTAATAACGTTAGGCTCTAAACGCTCATTTTGATCTTTCCAATGATCGTGGAGATTCCACGGCTCTACTTCCCCAAACCGAGTAAATCTAAATTTGCCTTCCTTAGAAAACATATTCTTCGTCTGTGGGTACATCTCTACTAATGCTCGTACGTCGAATTGCGAAGAGCTAATCCATTCCCAATCAGAAGTGTCTGCTTTATTAATCAAGGTGTCTATAGCATACGGATAAGCTACAATATCATTACCACAAATAATTAGGTTGTCATATTTGTGATTTATCCAAGCAAAGTCGTAAATGTCGTTTAGACCAGCAGGAAATCCTCTGTTGGTTTCGTGCTCTGTGTAGGCTATATGATTTTCATTTAGCCACGCTATCGTTTCAAAGTCATTTGTCTGTCCTACCACTACAAAGAAATCTACATCGTTCTCTGCGGTATCCCTGATTGATTGCACCGTCAATTTACTAAATTCTACATTTCCAAATGTTACCATTCCTACCAAAGTTTTACTCATACTTCCCTCACAAATTCTAATATATTCTCAATTACTTGTTTGTCATTAATATAGGGCGACCAAAACTTCTTAGCTAATACTGGCTGATTTAGTACAAAGTAACCAGCGTCTTGTTTATAAGTAAAGGATAGAAATCTATATTGATCGTCCATCCAGTTATCTCGTACTTGAGTGTAAACATGCGGCCCGCTGTTTCTACCAATACTACCAGCACAGAAACGACTTAGAAACGAGACCTCAGGTAAATCGAAACCGTCTCTAGATCGGATAATCTCGCCTGTATTCCATACGTTACTTCCAGTAAAGCTCGTAGGATGCGTTGTAATAAAGAAATCATCATATTGTTGTTTTGCAACCTCCTCTATAATAGGGTTGAAATCGAAGTTGAAAGCCTGATTAGACTGCACGTTTCCATTGTCTATTAGCCAAATTCTACGATGTTTAGCTTCTGATTTTAGCCAGTACTCTATGTTTACACAGTCTGGATACAATTCGTACTTTAGATTTGGTACGTATTTCATGATGGGCTTAGTTAGCGGACGACAACCGATACTTGCTAACATATCATTGTGCATACGCCACAGACGTTCGACTACCACGCCAATTCCAGGAAGTACGTAGCGTCCATCTCTGCCTATCCATGTGTTGATAAACATAGACTTAGTTTCGGTGTTAAAGAGAATGTCTTTCATACCGTGCATTTCTTCCGTTACGTTCATTGAAGTTACGTTTGGAAGTTCTCGCACGCTCTTAGGAGTCTTACCGTGGGCATAGAAGTAATTTCTGTCTCCCAAGATTTCCATCCACTCTTTTACAAACTCTAGTGATTCAAATATATCTCCATTCCCATAGTGGTTATAGAAGTATACGTTTTCTACTGCTACTATTTCATCTACCATGTTTTGAACTCCTCTATATTATACATTTCTTACCCATATATCGTTATATACAATTCTATCTATCAGGGTATAATCCTTGAAACAATTCCTTAACTCAGCATCCATGTATATATTTTCAATAATAAGCATGGTTGGTTTCCACTTGTCTATATCAAAACCCTTTAGAGCTTCTAGCTCTCCGCCCTCAACGTCGAGGGAAAGGATATCTAGCTTAGGAAACTTGATTGACTCTAGACAAAAGTCTAGTGTTTTTTGTTTAACTAGTATTGTTTCTTTCTTATCTGGTGCAAATTCTTTAAGTATTCTTTCATCTGGCTTAAGGCTACTTATACTAGCACCCCACCAGTTGAGGTATACCTCAAATGGAACATCGTCTACATTAGAAGCACCCAATGCGTATTGTAAACAGTAATCATTATTTCTATTATCCAATAGCTTTTCAAATGCATCTGGTATAGGCTCTATAAGTAAAACCTCCCACCCAAGATTTTCTAAGTCTAGTGTGGTGCTTTCAAATACACCATCAAATGCACCAGCTTCTACTGCGTAACCAGTATAATCACCAAAGATTTCTTTAACTATCTTATTCAGCTCTTCCATTTTTACCTCTCAAATAGAATTAGTTTTCTACCTACTGGGTCTGAATCAGTTATAGAATGTTTAGAAAAGTATTTACTCATTTCTAAGATAAAGTTATCCATTGTGTACCAGTCTAACGTTCTACTCTTTAACCAGTGTTTCACATAACTATCTTCTCTAGTTATAAACTGTACAATAGCAAACTTCTTTGATAGTGCATCTAATCTTTCTGCTATAAACTTAAAATCACAGTCCTGAAAGAAAACTAAATGGTGTAGTAGTGCTAAGGATAGTGTTACATCACAGCTTAACCTATCAGCAAAACTTTTATATCTACCCGTGCGTATATTTAAACAATCTTTAAAATCAGCAACTAGTGGTAGTATCTTATCACCCCTTTCCTTAGAAGCTAGGTATAGTTCTGATATACATGCTTCATCTGTATCAGTTGTAACAACTTTATATCCTAATCTACTAGCCGCTTGTGAGTACCAACCAGCATTACCACCTATATCTAGAAACGTTTCGCTAAATGGTTTAATCTTTTCCATTATAGAAAGGGTACTCTTTTGTTTATTGTTGAGGTTAACATCATCTAATCTAGCATAAGAAAACCACGGTGTTTCTTTTGATTTAGGATTTATTGTCATAAGATGTTGTTCTATTGTGTCTAAAAATATAGCTGCCGCTTGCTTGGCTTCACTATTTATTATTCCAGTTGTTAGATTAGACAGTGCGTTATTCCATACAGAATCATTTCCACCAACTAAATCAAAAAAGTAATGTTTATACTCAACATACCATGCGCTTGATGTGATAAAAGGTATGATAGAATGAAAGTCTATCCACTTAGGCTCAGTAAAATCCATTAAAACATTAGCTGAATGTCCGTCCCATAGACATAAATCTTTATCTAATAGCTCCTTAGCTACCCTAATAACAGATAGTGCCGCATCTAATCTTGCTGGGGGAGACCACTCATAGTTGTATGAATCAAAATCAATTAGCTTATGTTCAAGAACTAGGCTAGATTCCTCAAGCTGAATGGGTGCTACAGATGTCTTTACCAAACCAGCTTCATGTAACCTTTCCATAAGGTCTGTATCTAGTACAATAGACTTGGTTAGTTCTATATCTTCTTTTCTTATGGCTCTGTATATCCTGTTTTCAAGGAGATAAACACTACTAATAGCTGCTGAGATTCTATTTAGTTTTTTCACTTATTTAGTCAACGCTAACGATGCGAACGTATATTCATAAACCATAGCACCACCATAAGTCCAATCAACTTCACCGTAATATTTGAAACCATAATTCTTAGCCAGATTTGCCAGCTTAACCATAGATACCTTATTATAGGTACGGCAGTGAGCGCCCCCAAATGTCTTACCTGTTGTTGAGAAGTCTGTAGTCAGAAATAGTATATTTCCAGGCTTGCATAGTTTTGTCATAAACGCCTTTTCATCTACTTTGCCCTCAATATGTTCGATAGTACTCATGCAAGTTACAGCATCGTACTTCTTTCGACTAGTGTATTTTAGGAAATCTTCGTTGATAAACTTGATGTCACATCCTAAAATTTCGTTCTGCTTTTCCACTGCCTCAATGCCAGATGGGTCAGGATCAATCTGAGTAACGTCAATACCATAATGTGCTAAAAGTGGGGCAAGTGCTGAACCACCACCACCCACATCTAATACAGTCTTAGCCCCAACTTCCAATAAGAATTTCAAGGCAAGCCCATATTCCCACTTACGCATGGGATGTTCGTATCTATAGAATGGGTGTATCCTTTTCAAAAACGGGTCAACTAAGGCATGTTCTGAAAAGGTTTCAAAGTCAGCTTCTGTTAAACATTTTGAATATGTATACATAATCTCTCCTATGTCTCGTCATCGTGATAGGTGTGATATGTTTTATCACCACCCATAGTTATGCTACCTTCACCAAGTACTTCATCAATTGCTTTGATTAGCTGTGAACGTATAGCGTTTTGTGCCTGTGCCCTAACTGCCGCATCCAACCTTTTACTTCCAGATAGGTCGGGGTTCATAATATCTTCCTGTGCAAACCAGCATCTAAGATTAGTCGTAATTAATTGATCGATTAGAAAACCGATACTTTTTGTTCTAACATCCATTGATAACCATCCTCTCTGTAGTGTAATGTGAAGTTAGGAAGAGGCGTAATAAGTTTACCACCAGCGTTAAAGAATGGTTCTAATCGGGGTATGATGTTATTACTAAAATGCCACGGAAGTAGTAATAACTGATCTGGTTTCCCTGCCAATCCTGCCTTCTCTGATATGATAGGTATGTCACTTCCTACTGTGCGTAATCCAAACTTATCTTCATTTACTTCTAGTGCATATTCAAAATCTTTGTTTGACAGACCCCAAACTTGTAGTAGGGTATTTCCCTTAGTGCTTGCACCTAACAAGTAGGTTGTCTTACCAGCATGTCTGGACTGTTCTAGAAAAGACTTCAAGCCTAATTCTGCAATCTGTATACGCTTTTGAAAAGCAACTATAGGGTTCTTTGATGATTCAAAGTATGCTTTCTCATAATTGAACATCTGTTCCACCACAGGGCTAATAGGCTTTGAATCTACAGCCGCTACATAAACACGCAAGCTTCCACCATTTACGGTATTATATTCTAAATCGTAAATATCTAAATCATGTAATGCAAACATCTGCATAAGGTCAACTAACTTATAATACTCCAAGTGTTCATGGCAGATATTATCAAAAGCATTAAGTTGTAACATTGAAAGTAAGTCTGTAAATTGGATAACCCAAGTACCATCATTTGCAAGTGTTTGTACAATACTATCTATAAATTTATGTGGATCAGGCAAATCATAAAACATCGCTATTGATGTTATAATTTTGGCTTTTTTATGTACTCCAATAGGCAACAAATCGCTACGAAAATAATCATTAATAAAATGGTCACAGCGTTCCTCCGCCAACTCCGTGAATGTAGGAGCTGGATCGAAACCTATCTTGTAGGCATCTTCTGGAAAGAACTCAAACAACGTACCATCGTTACATCCGATATCAACAACAACGTCACCTTCTTCTAACGGTTGGCGTTTCAAAGCTTCTTCGGCTACGTTCTTTAGAGAACTAACCATAGATTTATTCAAAGCTGATGAATACCAATACTGCTGTTTGTACATTGAATCCAAATCAACTGTATGTTTTAGCTGAACTAGTCCACATCTGGTACACTGGACTAGGACTAACGGTGCTTTTGTAAGACCCTCTTGACTCTCTACAAAACCACTAGGGTAAATTTCGCCAAAGTCTAAAAGGTCAACGAAACTTCCATTACAAACTCGACATTGTGTTTCAGCTCTAGTCATTCCTTACCTCCCATAAATCGTGATCTACCATCATTTCTACAAGTTCTTTAAAGGAGGTATCTGGTGTCCAGCCCAATGTCTCTCTAGCCTTACTAGCATCTGAAATTAGCAAGTCAACCTCAGCAGGTCGATAAAATTCTGGATCAATACGTACATAATCCTCATAAACCAATCCCACATAACTAAAGGCAATATCTATGAATTCTCTAACCGAGTAGGTTGCATCCGTGCCGATAACAAAAGTATCGGGTTTGTCATGCTGTAGCATCATCCACATAGCTTTAACATAATCGCCAGCGTAACCCCAATCTCTCTTTGAATCTAGATTTCCTAATCTTAATTCATATTGTAGACCCTCTTTGATACGGGCAACTGCTTTAGAAATCTTTCGTGTTACAAAAGTCTCTCCTCGTCTAGGGCTTTCATGATTAAATAAAATCCCTGTCGTAGCAAACATATCATAACTTTCTCGATAGTTTATTGTTATCCAGTGTCCATATACTTTCGCAACCCCATAGGGACTGCGAGGGTAAAATGGGGTTAGTTCGTTTTGGGGGGTTTCTTTGACTTTACCGAACATCTCACTTGTAGATGCTTGATAAAACCTAGCATTTGGTTGGGCTTGCCTAACAGCCTCTAATATTCGTAATACACCAAGCCCTGTTACATCACTCGTAAAAATGGGCTGTTTCCACGACACAGGTACAAAACTTTGTGCAGCTAAGTTGTACACTTCATCGGGTTTATACTTCTCTACAATGTCAATCATTGAACTCTGGTCTAACAAGTCGCCAGACACCAGCTCAAAGTCACCATCGTCTAAAATGTGTTCTATTCTTTGGTGGTTATTATTGCTGTTCCTACGTTCCATACCGATAACTCGATATTCTTGTTCAAGTAGGAATTCTGCCAGATAACTACCATCCTGACCTGTCACACCAGTGATCAATGCTGTATTCATTTATCCTCCTAGAAATTACACCTAACACTATTTGGTTTGTTGTCCCACACCAAAC